CGCCAACACAGTGAGAGAATACTCTCTCTGCGTTTCGTGTACTGACTAGCACAGAACTTAGAGTCTAAAGACTCTAGGCCATCTGAGCTTCTGCAGGTATCTGAAGGACGGGATGGAGTGGAACGTGCTTCCGCGAAGAATCGCTGAAGCATGCGCCATCCATCTATTGTTTTTCGAACCTTCACTGGTTTAACGTCGAATACGAGAAACTCAAGCTTCTGAAGCTTGTGGTTAACTCTACGACGCCGAACCGGCACTGTCTGTGGTATACCACACGGGAGACTTGGACATGCGAGTCGCATGTCTTTCGTCGGAATCCAACCATATATACGGTTGAGTTCTTCTACGATCAGGTCGTAACAGGTGTAGTATCCACGGTTATACATTTCTGTCGCGTAAGCGATCCAGGATGTGTAACTACTAGGGCAGGGAGTTGATGACCATTCAGTCCGAATTCGGACTGGAGTGACTGGTGTGCCTTGGTAGGCATCCATGCCACAGGACTCTCTGAAGAGTCCGCTGGTGCAAGACTTGTCGACATTGACCTTTAGGCCAAAGTTCTCAAGAAGTCTCATCGCGTACGCGGTATAACCCGCTGGCACGATGACATCATCTCCGTACACATATATCCTATCGATGGTGTAGCTAGCCTCTTTAGAGGTTAGCCCCACTTCCCGAGAAGGATACGCATCCATAGCCCCGGCTGTCAGAATAGCCCATACAGTCAACGCCAATACTGGGAAGCATAATGCTGAACCCATTGGCGCGAACTTATTGAGCTTCAGTAATTCTGAAGATGGGAGCCGTGTCTCTGTAGTTCTACAACTTTCCAACGCACCTAGTAAGGGGTTGGGGAAGAGTAGACGAACGAGACCAAGGGATACTCTATCCGAAGCCTCATTGAGGTCCAGGGTTGAGTACCGACCGTTTGACGAGCCCGCGAGGGCTGCCATTCGGTTGGGGCCTTGATCTGTGAATCGGACATTATCCTTAGTTAAGGGATGATGTTCGACATGGCTGACTAACGCCCTGCTGAGACCTTGTTGAATCCACTGGAAATCCAGTGGTTCACATGAGATCAAGCGAGGGCCGCGACTGTCTTTCGGCACAAGTAAAACTTGCGCCGGATGACTGACCGAAGTCAATGAAGTAAGCTCCATTAACCTATCGGCTACATGCCCGAGATTGACAAAGAAATACTCGTCAACGGGGTATGTTTGGCTGATTCGATCGCTAACGTTCATCCATTGGTATTTGGTCCAGAGCTTCTCCTTAGTGGAGACGACTCCGGGGCCGTGCCTAGGGACTATGTTAGTATGATCAAACGTAGAGAATAGCCTCGTAAGAAGCATTCTCGCTGTGCGCATAACTCGGGTCTGGGCGGACGAAATCCGCTGTGACTCGAGTGTGGTTGGGTCTACAGACTTCCATAGACCATTCCATGTTCCGACGGTTGCATCAGTTTCTATAAACTTAGATACAACGTCGCGTTCAGCTTCAGGAGAATATTCGAGCTCCAGTTTGTAAAACACAAACAGGATATCTCGAAGGTTCTTGATGCTTTGTACACAGGGTGTCGGAAGGATCCGACCGCTGTTGTCTAACACTCGACTGAACAACTCACCTAGAAAGCTAGGAAGTTGACTGTTACGAAGGGGTTTAAACCCCAACTTGGCAGCGTCAAGCGCGTGTTGACCGGTTAAAGCCTTATCTAGGGCTTTTCCCAGGCGTGGTAAGGTTTTCGTGAGAAAACCGATTCCTTCCCGTGACAGACGTTTGGCCACCTTTTGGGTGGTTAGACGGGCTGCACGTGGTGTAAACACATTCCCATGTAACGTTTGTACGTCACATAGTAGTGCGTCGATGACGTGTCTATACATGTCTAGGCTCTTATTGATAACCATATGGTATATCTCCTAGAGTATGCGCAATACTATGCGGTGCTACTTTTCATTACGAATAAGCTCCAAGGCCTCTCCGCCCTATCACTAGGACGGAGAGATTAACTTGGACACTCACTGAGCAGTCGGAGTAATTGCTGGCGTACGGCCTGGATCGAAGAGGAAATCCTCCACGTTTAGGCTTTTCACCGAGCATCCGACGACTATTGCTATGACCACACACGTGGCCAGCAGTAACAGTTTACTCATGTGATAACTTAGAAGGAACTGGGACCGGTGACCTGTTAGAGGTCACCGTTTACCAGAACCACGGCACCGTTGCCAGTACAGTCGAAGAGAACCGTCGTCGCTGCGCCAGTTGTGGCCAGAAACGACATTAGGTTCGCCAAGACGTTCTTGACTTCGGTAGTTGCCGCCAGATCCCCGATGGGGGAGTCCAGCACAACATAGGCGGTCACCGCCCGTGAGTCACCGGATGCGCCAGCGATATCTTTATCGAAGCGCACCATAGACCTACGGCGTTGATCAGCACCTGTTCCGATTTCACTATGGGAAATAGTGAGTCGATAGGGCTGATTAGGGGTTTCGCTAACCTTAGCGAAAACCGTGGACCGTCCTGGACCAGTGGAGATGCGACTGAATTCAACTTCAGTCCCACTTGTATCCTTCACTTCATTCGTAACTAGTGTATTGCTTAGCATACATTCCTGCCAAAATGGGCAGGTTCATTTGTGTTGAGCAATTACCTACGGCTAACGCCGAGGGCAACGCTTAGTCCCAGCTCTTTCAAGCTGAGACCACTCGACAGAATCGAGGTTGAAACGGCTTTTGGATCAGCGAGGGCTCTAAAATAGAGTTCCTCGTCGATTTCGAAGACGTGATACGGCGTGCCTTGTAGGATCACTCCCGTCTGGATGACGCGAGCGACCTTGAAGGAGTAGCAGTACCTGTGTACGTACAGAACCGGTTCAATGTTACGAGTTTGGAAGTTGTCCAAGTACTTACCAATGGCAAGTACCCAGTCAACGACAAACGTCCAGGGCATTGCGTTCCAGATGATAGCGGGGTTAATATTAACCCCAAGAGCATCCAAAAGCGCTGAAAGCTCGTATCCGAGCACCCCTGCTTGAGGTAGTTTGTAACTATACTCAAGTGTAGCATTAAACTGACGAGCCGTATACTTAATACTCCGATATGACCGTATGCCGATCGGCCAGCAAAACCAGCTGGCTTGACCGACATGTGAGGTTTCGTCGTAGTCGTCAGTATATACTGAACCCAGTGGAGCCATAAAATGGCTTTTGTGAGCTCGGTTCGCGCCAGCAAGCAGGTTATTAAGCTGCTCCCTGGCTGATGACAAGACGCCATGAATGGCGTTGATGTCACCCACCAACGGTTGAATCGCAAACTGGTTTGCCAGATGCGACTCTGCCGCTGACTTCGCAACATCGCGGAAGCTCCTGAGAGTAAGTTTTCCAGTTTTGGAAAGCTTACGTGCCTGCGTCGTAAGACGTCGGAACGACTGAGTAAAGTTACTCAATCGACTCTGGAACCCCGCGACCATCCGCGGAAGTGATCTGAAGTCTTTCAATTCATAAAATGAATTGAGGAATGACAGATTACTTCTAATACCTGGCCGCATCGTCGTAAAAGACTTTGCGATCAGCTCGGAAGGATCCTGCATGACGCCCCTCAGATAGGGGCGCTGCGCAGAAACGTTAAACAACTCATCAATCCCTTGGTAGGGACTGTGAATTGAGCCGAAGTTACCTTGTCCGTTTGTGGCAAGACTACCAATCTCGGAATAATTACCGAGAGTCCCCCAGAAGTATTCTGGGGGGGTGTGTCCCCATGACCAATAAGGTGTAACTGATGGTGCTGACACCATCGAGCGAACCCCACTGATCACATTAACCTTACGCGTTTTACTACATTTGTAGTGAACGCAAGGTTTCCACTTCGAACGACCCCCTCCTGACTGGTCCTCTAGCGACTCGTAATACTTGTCATAAGGCAAGTAAGTCCAAGTCACAGGACTCCAAGAGGCCTCTGCACCTGTATCCGATCGAAAAGATCGAGAAGTACTGGTAGTGAGAGGTTGGGTGTTAAGTAATGGTTCGTGTAACATACATGGAATGGTAGTTATACCTAAGGTGTAAGCTCAACAGGAGCTTAC